TGTGTAGCGCAGCCTGGTAGCGCACTGTCATGGGGTGTCAGGGGTCGGAGGTTCAAATCCTCTCACACCGACCAATTAATTCAATAACTTACGCTGTTTTTAACCCCGTCAAATAAAAGTGCGTACCCTTTCCGTACCCTTTCCGTACCCTTATACAGTAGTCAGGAAATCTTAATTTCAGCAGCTGGAACACGAACCCATTCAACATGGTTCTCTTTGTAAATCTTTGTCGATTTTGCATCTGAGTGAGCGGCCCTTGATTGTGGATCTACGCCAGCCTTATCAAACAGGTGAATAGATAGCGCCCGAATTTCATGAAAGGTGGGGCGAGACGCTTTGGGCATATTGGCACAAATACCCAGCGAATCACGTAAATCACTAAAGCCCCGGCTAATGTATTTGCTTGAGACTTGGAACGGGTGATCGCAACCTTCGCCAATTTGCGTGACATATCGGCCAACACGATGAACTACGTAAGGACAAGCCAGTTTCCTGCTGTCATCAATTACGCGCTGCAACTCTTCGGTAACCGGTATCTCAACCCTTGAGGCTTCTTTTTCTTTTACTTTCTGTCGATGGATCCGCAAATACCCATTCTTTATATCTCGGTACTTTATGCGGCTCACTTCAAGTGTTGCGTGAGTTGTTTGCAGAGCTAACCGCATTGCAATATATAGCCAGTGCAGATCAGGGTCGGCTTTTGCAGCATCCAATATGCGCTTAAAATCCTCAAGTTTTAGGCGCTGGCGCTCTTTGCTTTCTTTGGGTTTGGTCTTTTTACGGTCGGCAAAATTTTCTGTCATGGCCGATTCGTCAATAAGGTAATTAAACACCTTGCGCAAAAAGCTGATTTTTCGGTTGTAAACGTTATTGCTTTTACCATCTGCAGCAACAGCTAGGTAATCATTAACCGTTTCAAGGGATATTGATTTGCTCAATACTCGGCCAAAGTTATCAACCAGCAATTCACAGTCGGAGTTAAATTGCCGCCAGGCATCAACACCAAGGTTTTCTTCACTCTTTACGCGCTTAATGATAATCGGGATCCAGTAGGATAGCGGCTTGTTGTATTTATCTGCTTTGTAATGCGATAGCGCGTGATCTCCGCGCTGTTCGATATTAAATAGAAGTGTGGCTTGAATGGCGTCAAGTCTGGACGTTCCAGCAGGAAAATAAAAATCCTTCCCTGTTGGGTATCGGTATCTAAAACGCTCAACTCCTCGCACCTTTTTAGTGGTCAGGCCGGTGGGTAAATCCTTATTTGCAGGCATTCTCCGTTTTGGTGCCATATCATGCCGCCTTTGCTCGCATCATTTCCAATAGCGTCATAGTATTAGATTTCTGCGTTTCTTCCATAAATAAGCGATACTGGCCAGCTGGCGTTGTTTCTACATGATGAACGCCTTTGAGTTTCTTGCCAGCCTTGATCCAGTTTCTAACCGTCTTACTGGTTACGCTTCCACCCCAAACGGTTTCAGCGTATTCAGTTGCTGTTAAAGCTATCATCACTCACCACCCCGTAAAAGTAATTGTGAAAAATGAAAGCAGCCACAAAATTAACTCAATTGCCGCCCATCCTATGAATCCAATTACCGAAAACAATAGAAAGAAGTCAAATTTAGTTTCAGGGAAAATCTTTCCTATTGGCCCCATTACTCACCCCCGTTTAGCTGTTGGCGTAGTTCTTCTAACTATTGTTTTTACTGCTTTTCTATTCCCGTGATTCGCATGGAATCCATACATAGACTCGGCATTCCTTCTTGATTCAATTGCTTTTGATTTATCATCAAAAGACCCAAGGTGTATATGCCTTCCTTCGTGCTTTATATAGGCAACCCACTTACATACTGATTTATGCCAATGAACACCTGTTACACCACTTTTATTATCATTTCTAACCCCGGTATTTTTGTTATTTTCCGACTTTGAGCACAGCCTCAGGTTCTCCCATCTATTATCGGTTCTAACCCCGTTTATGTGGTCAACATCTTTATTGGGCCAAACTCCCGTCGTAAGCAAAAACGCCAGTCTGTGTAATGGAATTTTCTTACCTCTAATTTGAATTTTAAGATACCCATGCGCATCTGGCTTTAGCTTTACCTCTCCAGCTTTAACGTTCCCCATCCTTGATGCCCTATAAAACTTACCAGTATTTTTGCTATATGAAATAAACCTGCTGACATACTCAAAATTAAGAATCTGCCCATTTTCGGATGGTCCAAACCAGTCTTCCATAACCCCTCCTAACAGCAATGAAACGTTGAAGTATGGCTTGGCGGTTTAAATGCCAGCGCCGCATTCCAGTTAGCCGGGTTTGGCTCTGGTTTGATTTTTTTACGGCCGGCTTTAGTTGGCTCGCCAATAGCTACCACTTTAACTTTTCTACCTGGTAGCGGGGTTTCCTCAGTTTTATAGCGCTGAGAGTTTCGCAGTCTCAATAGAACACCACTGGCATAACGTGGATCAAACCCCATGGCCTTTGATAGATCGCCAGCTGTCCACCAACCACCGCGTCTAAGCATTAGCATTGCTGCTTGATAGTTTTTATTAACGGTTGCCATTATGCTGACTCCTTCATGTACATAGGTAATCGACCATCTGTAAACACAAACAGCCAATAGATATTGTAGCGATTTACTACTTGCGCCTCTGGTGGGTAATACTCAACAGCAACCGCTTCTTTACCAAAGATGGCGTTTTTAATCCGCTGCATTTCGGCCCAGTGATTCGGAAAGCATGCGTCATCATGACGTTGAACCATGGCTTTAATGGCTGGTAGCCCATCTGTCATTTGCGCATTATCGTCAATCATTACGGTGTAATGGTTGTTTGAGTAGGCGCGTGTCATCCAGGATGGCGGGTTATCCTGAGATTCAAGTGGAATTTTACTGAATGAATTGAACGGTTTTTTTAGCAGTTTTTTTGCTATTTTTAAGCGTTCTTTAGATTGAACTCTCATGCCGCACCCTCTACAGGTGGAGCCAGCACTTCACGAGCACCGTTATAGCCAGGCTTGCTTACAACACCGTCATACTCCATTTTCTCGATGATGTGAGCGGCGCGGTTGTAGCCTATACGGAATTTACGCTGAATGGCTGATACTGAGGCGCGGCGCGTTTCGGTGACAAAAGCCCTAGCTTCTGTATATAAAACATCGAAACCTTGCTCATCAAAGAATGGGTTGCTTTCCTGTTCGCTGTCATCGGTTCGCGCGGTAATGACGGATTCATCATCCAACTTCAATTCCAGCTTAATGTAATCAGTGAACTGCGCCAGCAAACTAACACCCAGCACTACATCAGCATCGAACTTCGCGGCCACCTGGTCTTTTGGAATATCAGCGTTTTCTTCAATCACTCGGTCAGTGAATTTAATTCGCTTTAGTGAGCCGTCATTGTCGAATACAGCGTAAAATGATTCGTCGTACTCAATAGAAACTTTCTGAACCAGCTTGCCAGCGTCAAGGTGCTGCTGGATTTCTTCGCTATAAAGCGCAGTGTTTTTGGCTTTGATGGTGCTGCCGGTATCATCCGTAGCTTTTAATTCGGCCTCTTCCAACAATTCAACCTTGGCCGGAGTGGAATCGGTTAGCCAGCGTGTTAATTCCATGCTTGTATTGTGGCGGACCATGGGAACCACTGGCAGGCTGCCAAGTGTTTTGCGAAGCATGGCAAGGAATGCTTCAGCGGCCGAATCACTGGCCGCATTTACGATTACCAGGTTGCTTTCAGGAATGATGGTGCCATAAGTGTAGGAGTGGTCAGTAAACGCCTGCGGTAGTAGGCGAGTAATGATTTCCTGTCGCAAATCAGATTGCGCTTTTTTGCCTACTGGCGATCCGGTTTCAGCTTCAATGGCTTCAACCTTTTCACTGAGCTCGCGATTAATTACGCGAGAAGGTAGTAGGCGTTCTTCTTTTTTCAGTGCAACAGTGTAAAAACCGTTAGCCACATGACACAGAGCTTGGCCCTGGGGAACCGGTGAAGCCCAGCCCATAGTTGCAGTTTCCATGCTGCCACATGGGTGAAAAGCTAACTCAGCCAACTGGCTTTCAATTTCAGCCAGATTAACCGCGGCTGTCAGGTTGTAAAATTTAGCGTTCTTAAAAAGCATAAGATTTATTACCTTTTAGTAAGAAAAGTTACATAGAGCGGCCTAAGCCGCCTCCGAACTATGTTGCTGAATATAATCGTCAGCCCGGCGCGCCAGTTCTTCTGAGAAAGGCGAATCTTCAGCGCTGGTGATTGACGACACAAAATTAATAATGCCGTTGATTTCCATCATGCTTAGCTTGCGCTTGCTTGTATCCGGCTTTTTGCTGTTAGGGTGGCCCAGGTATTGCGTTGGCTTCGCTTCCTGTTTAATTGGCGCTTGTACTTCATCTTCTGATTCCCTTGCTTGTTGCTCTACCATGTCGGCTTTGGCTGCTTCCTCTGCGCGTAGCTTCGCTTCAGCTTCACGCTTTGCCTTAGCTTCTTCTTCCGCGCGAATGCGGGCCCGTTCTTCTTCCTGGCGTTTAGCTTCGCGCTCTTTGTGGTCGGCAATTCTTGATTTAACAAGCGCCTTAAAGTCTTCGGTGGCTTTAAATGCTATTTGCTGCCAGTCGTTAAAAAGGAATTCATAATCTTGCCCTTGCGTAGAAAGACACAGAGAATTACCCATTGCTAATTCAACGCACTCATTGATTTCAATTTTCGCCCTGGCAACTTCGCCAGCTGCGGCATCTTTCAGTGAATCAATGGTGCGTTTGCCTTTCATGGCATTGGCGATATTGACCGACAGAGCAGGGAGGTTAGCGTTAATTTTGTTTTCCGCCTCATTCTTCGCTGCAATGATATCGGCGTTGGCCTGAGACATTATTTCGGCGCGGATTTCATCTTTGCGGGCTTTGATTTGCTTGCCTTCAGCCAATCTAGCCTGGCGCATCTGCTCTTTTAGATGGCGAACAGATTTCACAAAGTCATCAATCGAACCGATTTCACCGAGAGCGCGATCGCATATTTCATCGCACGCTTTTTCAGCTTTGGTGAATATTTTTTGGCGAGACTCAGCGTTAGCAAAATCTTGATCACACTCTAAAGGCTTGCTTGCTTCTTCGATTTGCGCTTTAGCCTCCTGCTCAAACTGAGCGAGGTTAGAGGAAAGAGAAAGGCCATCCATGGTATAGCGTAATGCTGGTAAGTCTTTCACCGGCTCAGCCTCTACCAATTCGGCTTTGGCTTCGGGTACATAGTTCGCCAGGTCTTCCTGAAACTGCTTCCAGCCAGCAATTAATTGTTTGCGGCGTTCTGGTACCGATTCATACCAGCACTGGGCGCGGTTTTCTTCGGTGCCATCTGAAACAACAAATAAAATGGCATCGGTTCCAGCTACCAGTATTTGCTGTTCCAGTTGTGGCCAGTGGGTTTCTGGCACTTCGCCGTTATTAACCAGCGACATTAGTTCTGCGTTGGTCATTTTGTGCTCGAAACCTTTATCACCCAGCATGGTAATGCCATCCATTGAGGCGAGCAGGGGTAAGCCGTCAATCTCATTACTGATAGTGGCGGGGAACAATTCATCGCCGATGTATGCCTCAGCAATAGGCCGCGCCAGTTCTTCTACCTGATGGCCTTTATCAAACAGTTTTTGTTTCACCGGTGTCACTTCCTCAGTTTCACCAGTGGCTTTTTGGTGCAGTAGTTGACTGCGAGTTTGGTACTTTGACAGGCCCAGCATGGCAGCGGCTTCGCTGGCAGTAAAATGACTGGCACGTAACTGGTGCCAAGCGTCAGATCCTTGGATTAAATCTGTGTGAAACTTCATGCTGCTTCTCCTTCTGGTAAGGTTTCAATTTGCTGGCGAATGTCATCAGGTAGGGTGTACTTGCTGGTTACCGTAGCAATAACTCGCTCTGGCGTTACCCGGCCGGATTCAATCGCCTTTGCCCAGGCTTCAACGTTGTCGTTGAACTGCTCCTGCGTATAAACAGGGAGTTGCTTTTCTTCCTGTTTTGGTATTGCGGCTGATTGCTGGTTAGGAGTGATATCGCGCTCTTGTGGGATATCTTCAGCCTCTTCGCGAGTAACCAAACCGGCCAGCGCGTCCGCGAATTGATTGCGCAGCGCAAATCCACGGGCCCGCATTGCCAGCATGCGCTTAGGGTGCTGCTTCCACGGACCTTGCTTGCCCCATAACCCAGCCGTTTGTGCGTCAGCTTGGCTATAGGTCTGCGTATGCTTTTCGCCGCCTTTACGCCAAACGGTACAGGTAGCCGTCATCGTGCCTTCATCAAAGCTTTCTTGAATGCCACCAAAGGCCGGTGAGTTTTGAACAAGAGCAAGCAGAGCATCACCGTAAATCGACGGGCGACCATTGATTACTGCAATATTTTGGATTGACTGAAGAGGGTTCAAGCCAAGCTCATGACCCATCATCATGGCAACAAGTGTATCTTCAGGCTTGCCCTTGTAGTTGTTTGGAGCAAGCTGGCTGCGACAAATCATATCTGCCAATTGCATCGCTTGATCTAAATTCTGTGGCGATAAATCAAAGCCAGATGTTTTAGCTAAATTACCCATGCTTCACCTCCCGGCGTTCAGAGTCAGTGGCGAGCGATAGAGCAAAGTTTGCTATATCCTGGGGGGAGCAGATGCCGCGCTGAACGGCTTCTATAATGCGAGCGCGAAGCTCTTTAGTTACCATGTTAGGTAACGTGTTGATGAATTTTTGTTTCATGATAATATCCTCATTGCTTTATGGCCGCTTTCGTCTGCAAAACTTTGACGGCCGTTTGGTTGGAGCCCCGTAACAGGGGCTTTTCTAAATTAAAACTTCCTGATGAGGTACCGACGCCGGCCGGTTCCTGACTTCCACCACATCAATCAGCGGATCATTTTCAAAGCCTGCGCAAATCTCAGTGCAGAAAGCCTGCTTATGGTGCTTATTGCACTTGCCGATTTGAGTTCGGGTAGGGATGTCGCCAAGCTGGTGAGACTCGTAAAGGCATAGCTCATCTTCTTCCCAGCCAGTGGGTTCGTAATGAGTGCAACTGATGCAAGCTTTTGGCATTGAGATATTCATCACTCATCACCTCCAAAAAATGCCCTGGCTATAAACAGCGCAATCGCAAACATCAATGCGATAACGCCGACTACCCATAGCCAAATCATGCGACCTCCTGAATGTCAGCCAGCTCGTAACTACCATCACTGATAGCTTCATAAATAGCCTCAATGGCCATTTCGTTAACTTTGGTGGTGTAGTAGCGCTGGGCTTCAATTGGGTCTGTTTTGAGCTTATTGGTTAGCTCGTCGATCAGGTCGATTTCTTCCTTGAACGATTCCTCAACACCCTGGCGGGTAAAAATCACATCGCCATCACCAGTAGTGATGATTGCCTTACCGCTTGCAATGAAGTTCTCATAAGCCACGGCGACCACATCAATCAGGCTTGAATCGACATACCAAGGGCAGTGCAGCTTGACCAGGTTGAAGTAGCCCAAGTCAGGGTGCAGTTGAATAGGGGCCGCAACCGGTGGGTTGCAGTGGTTAGCGATATCGCGTGAAACTGGGCAGATGTTCATAAGTTCGTCCTTAATGCGCTTTCTGTACAACTTTTACAATGTAAGTAGATACACTTGAAATGTAAGATAACTTAAATTTTAAGTCAAGCTAATATGTAAGATAACTTAAGTTTATTTATGAAAGGATAGAGTCCTAGTGACCAAAAAGGATTGTTTGTGGAGTTGGGTGAATTTGTTGGAGCGTTGATTAAATTAATATTTATGGTGTATTTTTTAAATTCGGCTTATGTGCTGACAAAAAACACGGCGCTATTTAAGTTTAACTGCTTCCCGTGTTGGGTTGCGTGTGTAATAACACTATCATTTAGTTTTTGGTACTTATGCCTATATTCGGGGGTGGATGGGGGACTTGCTGCTTTAGCGTGTGTGCTTTTGATTTATATTCAACGAGATCGATGGCGTGATATAGCGGAAAGGAAATCTATTGATAGAAGCTATAAAGATTCATTTAATGTAAGCCATGGTGACTTAAAATTATTCGTAGGTAGGGCTTCGTTCGCCATTATTTCGGCTGCTTTATGGGCTCATCTGTACAGTGGTTTGTATGAATACATGTAATACATCCTTACAAAGCCCTTACTAAACCTAGATTTCCATAACATTGTACGATTTGTATTTTTTAATTTGGTGATACTCTTGATGAAATGTATATTGCCCCAAAAAACAATACAACACACAATAACTGTATTAGCAAAACAGCAACATCTATATGCCCTGATATGCCATGATGTTGGGGGGGAGTTAGTATAAACTGATAACCAAGGTTAAACTTCACACCATCGCGCTGATAAAATGTGAACGGGGGGAATATTGCCATAAAAGCTATAAGGGCTGCAAAAACATGAAATATTGAAGGATTTTTGGTTTTCATATTATCTATCCTTTGATTGTTACCAAATACTCGAATGCCAGAATACGCGACCAATAACGGTTATGCATCTCGATTCATCCGCATCATAATGTTCATCTGGGTATTCTGCTGTGTTCATTGAGTTGATGCGAATGCCGCCTCCAGGCAATCTGTAAAGCCTCTTAACCCGAAGTAAGCCATCATGGTTAATTGCGTAAGTTTTACCATCAACAATCTTTTTGTCATAGGTGTTCACGCCAACTACGTCACCATCATATAGCCTGGGCTCCATACTATTTCCTGATACTTTAACGCATGCGGCCGCTTCTGGCTGTACACCGCAACTTCTTAGTGTTGATCTTGAAAAGCGTAATTTTGGACCTTTTGTTTCGCTTACCAGCTCACCGCCAACCCCGGCTGCTAGTTCTACATCCATATAATAAGGCACTTCCACTTCATCCTCGTCTACTTCAGTACTGCTATCCCAAGCGTCTATATGACCAATATACTCAGCGTTTTTCTCACCAATAATATTTGCGTTAGGCAAATGCACCTTGGGCAATAAAGAGCTGTGCTTACCAAGGAGGTTTACTATTTCGTAGATATTGTCACTACTGGGTTTATATTCGTCCTTTTCCCAGGCTCGAACGGTCACATGAGAAACGCCCAGCCTCTTGCCAAATTCTCCAGCTGATTTAAATCCCGCCGCTTTTCTAGCTCGCTCCAAACAAGAGCCGAAAGTTTCCATAAGTCACCAAAATTATTTTTAAGTTATCTTAAAACATCTTGACGTAAGATATGTTAAGGTTTATTTTTAAGATATCTTACATTTAACGAGGTCAAGGGCTTTGAAAAAGATTGACGCTATCGCACACTTTGGAAGCGCAACCAAGTTAGCCAAAGCGATAAAAATTGCACCCGCCGCCATATCTCAATGGGGCGAAAACATTCCCATGCTACGCGCCTACCAAATAGAGCGAATTACTAATGGTGCTCTGAAAGCTGAAGAGCCCGAACTTAAAAAAGCCAGCTAACACGGAGAAATCACGATGTATGAAAATCGAGACCATGTGAGGGATATCACAACAAAAGTGCGAAGTAGCACTATTGAGGACGAAAAGGCTAGGTTCGTTGCAAGTCGCCTTGGTAAGCAAAAGGCTTCTCTTTTTCATTTAGCTATCAATGAGTTTGTTGACCGTGAATACGAACGCATTATGCAGCAAGACCAACAGCTAAAAAGGGGCTAAAAATGTCCAATGTTAGAAAATTAGAAAATGTGCGCTTTGAAGACCTGGATCCCGAGCGTCAACACAAACTTTTAGTCATTGCAGAAGCGCGAGGAATGTCTCCTGACTCTCTATTACAGTCTTACGCCCGCCAAGCGCAGGGCTACTGCAACCAAATAGAGGCCAAATCCGGCCCCTGTGAATCTGTACAGTAGTTGGGCCGCCTAATGCCAACAGATACCCAGTGGGAATACCTGAATATGAAGGTTAATCGATGAAGTCGCTGAACATTAAAAGCTCCTTGCATTCATTACAGGAAAGTCGCCAATGAAGATTTCCATCCACCGTGTAGTGCTCCTGACGAAGCGTAGCGTATACGCCTTTCTCGAAACAATTTGCACAAAGCTTGTGGCTATTAACGGGAGACTTCACACCTTCCTTGGGCGTTCTCACGTAGAGGCCAGTAGCAATTTCGGTAAGTGGATATTCTTTCGACTTGGCAGTATGTCGTTTCATTTCAGCAATTTCATCTTTAAGTCTGCTGTTTTCTTCCATAAGAGAAAGCTTATCTTGCTGTATGGAGAGGAGCACACCTTGGCTACTAATAAGGCGTTCTTCGATCTCGCGGATAGCCTCGGCTCGTTTGGATTCATCACGAGCATAAAGCACAGTTTTGGCAAGCGTGAGGGTGTTCGTTAATGATGACAAAACACCAAGAATCGGATCTGGCATTGCTGAATTCCTTTTTCATTTTGAGCGTTTCAATTAATGCTGTAGGCGGCTGCCGTTTATGACTATACCAACCGATACCCAGTACCGCTATATGGCCTACATCGATCTTTACATGCGCAGGTTTGATAACAGTCCGAGCATGAAAGAAATGGCCGAGTCTTTTGGTGTTAATCCTAATGCGGCGCGGGATAACTGTGTTGCCCTGGAGAAAAAAGGGTATCTGAAAAAAGTGCCAGGTCGCCAGTGCTACCAGCGAACGATTAAATTCAAACAGTACATGGCCAGCTGGCCGAAAGGTGAGGCCGCATGAATGCTTTAGTCACGCTTTGGGTATGTGCGCAGGTGACAAACCTCCCGGCCGTCAACAACTGTCACAGTCAAAACGAATACGCCGTGTCGTGTGCTAACGATTTTAGTGTATTTCAACATCATCAATCCTCCCATTTGTTGTACGAACAGCCTACCAGCTGGCCGGTACGGGAAAAACTGAACAAGGGGATAGTCAATGAGAAGTGCTTTTCACACATGGTTACGCCGGAATTTCCCGATAATCGAGCGCCACAAAAACCTAATCGCGTTTTCTGCGTTTTGGATTGCCCTGGGCATACCTATCATTTTTAAAACGGCTCAACTTGCCGGTATTGAATAGCGTCTGGTATAT